GAAGTTGGTATGAGAAAAAAGAAATGGAAATAATATAATATGAGTACATCTGATTATCAACAATTTCTTAATACAAAAGGTATTAGAAATGATATGGAGGGATTTGAACCTCTATGGATGCCTGATTTTTTATATGATTTTCAAAAGAAACTGGTTGAGTGGTCCTTACGAAAAGGTAAAGCTGCTTTATTTGAAGATTGTGGATTAGGTAAAACACCTCAACAATTAGTATGGGCTCAAAATATTGTAGAGAAAACAAATAAAAAAGTTTTAATACTAACTCCATTAGCTGTATCTTATCAAACAGTTAAGGAAGCAGAAAAATTTGGAATAAAAATAACCAGAACACAAAATGGCAATGCTCATAAAGGAATTAATGTAACTAATTACGAAAGATTAGGACGATTTAATTCTAAAGACTTTGCTGGTATTGTATGTGATGAATCTTCTATATTAAAAAACTTTGATGGCAAAACACGAAGACTTATTACTGATTTTATGAGTAATATTGATTATAGATTATTATGTACAGCCACACCTGCCCCAAATGACTTTGTAGAATTAGGTACATCATCAGAAGCTTTAGGTAGAATGACAAGACAACAAATGTTAGGCATGTTCTTTACTCACAAAGGAAGCAATACATCTGAATGGGTATTAAAAGGACATGCTAAAAAGAAATTTTGGCAATGGGTATCTACCTGGGGACGAGCATTAAGAAAACCTTCTGATTTAGGATTTGCTGATGATAAATTTATTTTGCCTCCTCTACATTTTCAAAGACATTTAATAAAATCTAATTATGAAGAGAATGTATTGATTCCTTCACCCGCAGTTGGATTAGATGAACAGCGAGCAGAAAAAAGAAGAACCCTGTCTATACGATGTGAAAAGGTGGCTTCTTTAGTACCTGAATATGAACCTTGTTTAATATGGTGTCATTTGAATGATGAAGGAGATTTATTAGAAAAGATAATACCAGAAGCCATACAAGTCAGCGGAAGGGATAAAGATACAGACAAAGAAAATAAACTCATAGGATTTTCAAAAGGTGATATTAGGATTCTAATAACTAAACCTAAAATAGGTGGGTTTGGAATGAACTGGCAACATTGCTCTACTATGACATTCTTTCCCTCTCATTCCCACGAACAATTCTATCAGGCTTCAAGAAGATGTTGGAGATTTGGACAAAAAAAAGAAGTTATCTGTCATTTAGTTGCGAGTAATCGAGAATCTATTATTATGCACAATATGATACGAAAAGAACGACAAGCAATCGAAATGTATAATGGAATTATTCAAGAAATGTCAGAATTTCAATTAAACAGTAAAAAAGAAATTGAAATAGAAACAGAGAAAGTAGAGGTTCCAAAGTGGCTGTAAAAAAGCAAGTAGTAACTAAAAGATATGCCCTATATAATGGAGATTGTTGTAAAGTAGTAAAATCTATACCTGATAATAGTATAGATTTTTCTATATTCTCACCACCATTTTGTAACTTATACTCATATTCCGATAATGAGGCTGATATGGGTAACTCTAAATCATACAAAGAATTTTTTGAACATTTTAGATTTTTAATAAAAGAATTATATCGAATAATAACTCCTGGTAGAATTGTAGCAGTACATTGTATGGAAATACCTATATTCAAAGGTAATGCTGGTTTTATTGGATTGCAAGATTTTCCAGGTGATTTAATAAAAGTATTTCGTAGAGAAGGTTTTATTTTTCATTCGAGACATTGTATTTGGAAAGACCCTCTTTTAGATGCTGTAAGAACAAAAGCTATTGGTTTAGCTCACAAGCAAATAATAAAAGATTCCAGTATATGTAGAACAGGTATTCCTGATTATATAATAGCATTCAGAAAAAGAGGAGAAAACCTTAAACCAATAGAAAATAAAGATGGATTGACAACTTATCATGGCTTACGAAATATACCAAAATCATTAGAAAGATTTATAGGACATAAAGAACAAAAATCAAATAAACGCTCTCATTGGATTTGGCAACAATATGCATCTCCTGTATGGTTTGATATAAGACAAACAAAAGTATTGGGTTGTTATAGAAAAGGTAGAGAAGCAGATGATGAAAAACATATTTGTCCTTTACAATTAGATACTATTGAAAGATGTATGGCTTTATGGACAAGAAAAGATGATAAAGTATTTACACCATTTATGGGAATCGGTTCGGAGATTTTTGTTGCTATTAAGAATAATAGAAGAGGAATAGGTATAGAATTGAAAGAATCCTATTATAGACAGGCTATTAAAGTAATCTCAAGTCTAAAAGAACAAAAGAAACTTTTACAAAATGAGGATAATTAAAATATGAAAATAATAGGTGAATATTGGGAGAATGGCTATATTATTAAAAATGTAGAAACAGAAGAGGAAATATATCGAACTTGTATTGAAGAGCATAGAACAGATAAAGCAGGAATAGAATCCTTAAAAATATGGTGTGAACAAACTGGACGGGAAATAGCAGACTCATTAGGAGCAGAATTTATAGGAATACGAGAAAGGAATTTTGATGGAATTATATAAGAAATATCGCCCTAAAGAATTATCTGAAATAATAGGACAGCCGAGTTCTATAACTACCTTGAAATCTCTAATCAAATCAGGAAAAATCCCACATACTTTGTTATTTAGTGGTCCGAGTGGTTGTGGTAAAACTACTCTTGCCAGAATATTAAGAAAAGTTCTCAAATGTTCTCAACATGATTTAACTGAATTAGATTGTGCTGATTTTCGTGGAATAGAGATGGTGCGAAATATTCGTAGTCATTTATTACAAGCCCCTATCCAAGGGAAATGTCGAATATGGATTATAGATGAATGTCATAAACTAACTAATGAGGCTCAAAATGCTCTACTTAAAATGTTAGAAGATACCCCTAATCATGTTTATTTTATGTTAGCTACTACCGACCCACAGAAATTAAAGAATACGATACGGACAAGATGCACAGAAATTATAGTTAAAAGTTTGAATAGTAAATCTATGAGTAATCTTCTTTCCTCTGTTTGTGAAAAAGAAGGTGTGGATATATCAGAAGAGGTATTAGATAAAATAATAGAATATAGTGAAGGTTCTGCTCGTAAAGCTCTTGTTCTTCTCAATCAGATTATTGAATTAGAAGATGAAGATGAAATGATTGAGGCCATTCAATCCACTACGGTAGAAGAGCAAAGTAAGAATATTGTAAAAGCTCTTTTAAATCCACGATGTAAATGGCAGGAAATAGCTAAAATACTTAAGACAATACAGACGGAGGAGCCAGAACAAATTCGCTGGCAAATCTTAGGATATACAAAGGCCATCTTATTATCTGCTGGTAAATATTCGAGTAGGGCTTATTTGATTATTGATGCTTTCCGAGACCATTTTTATGATAGTAAACATGCTGGATTAGTTGCAGCCTGTTATGAGATAATTGTAGGAGTAGAAAATTAAAATTTTTATTTCAAAAAAACAATAAAAAACGCAATAATATTATAAAGTAATGAAAGGATTTGAAAAAATGGCAAAAATACAAAATGAAACAGAATTTGATTTTTACGATATAAATAAAACTCGATTAGATGAAGAATGGGTTAATCAACCAAGAATATATTATAAATATTCAGAATTACTTACTGATGCTAAAGAGGCTGTGGAACGTTGTAAAGGACAAATTGAAATAGCTAAAGATGAGATAAAAGAAGTTGTTGCGAGAATAGATTTAGCAATACGAAAAGACCCTGTAAAGTATCTGGGGGAAGGATTAAAGCCTACAGAATCTGCTATATCAAATCGTATATTACTTCATCCAAAATATGCAGCTGCAAAAGAAAAAATATATCAGCTTACAGAACAACTAATAGAATTAAATACGACTGTTAGTACAGGATTTTCAGCAGTTACTACTTTAGAACATCGAAAGAGTGCCTTAGAAAGACTCGTTAGTCTTCACGGTCAAAATTATTTTTCTACACCAAAAGCGTCCGATGAATTTTCTAAAGAATCTGTAGAGAACATTGAAAAAATAGCAGCAAGGAGAAAAATAGGTAAAGCCCGAAAGAATAGATAATGGAAAAGATAGCATATATCTTATTTTTGTTATGTATAAGCCCTATCATTACATTCTACTGTGTAAAATATGGTACGGTAGCGTTCTATAAAGCAAAACAGTTTATCGAAAAGGAAAAGAAACAATAATTTTATTTTGGAAAGGTACAGAAAAATGGCAAAACGGAAAGACAGAAAGAAAAGAAGTATGGCAAGTGCTGCAAGAAAAAGAGCAGAGCAGCATAAGAGCGGGTTTGAAATGACATCCCTCTCTCTACCGGAGGGAGTCGATTTATTCTCCCTAAAGAATGATAA